CCAGGAGACTGTCCACGTTGCACTGGCACTGACATCCGACGCTCCTTTATAGACATATGCTGTTCCGGTGGCCGGGGAGTAATCAAGAGGGTTCCCTTCGATATCGCACGGCAACGCAACCGCTTCATTTGAAAGGATCATGCTGATCCCGTCCGTTCCGTTTGTTCCTGGTTTCCCCTGCGGTCCGGTATCCCCAGTATTTCCCTTATCTCCCTTATCGCCTTTGTCACCTTTGTCGCCCTTAATTTTTGTCCAAGCATATTTTGCCGGGTCCGTACTGTCTGCGGGTGTAAAATCCGTATACTGCCCGATGTAGAGCTTATTCGTACTGTCTGTTGTTGAAAATCCAGTTTTTCCATCCGCACTATTAGCGTAGGCAATGTGAAGATACGGTGTCTTCCCGTCCGCTCCGGCTTTTCCCGGAATTCCCTGGGTACCGTCTGCACCTTTTATTTTGCTCCACGCATAATCTGACGGATTGCTGCTGTCTGTTGGATTACTATCAACATACATGCCGACATAATCACGGTCCGGATTCGATACGGAGAAATCCGTCTTTCCATCGGCGCTGTTGGCATAAGCAATGTGGGTATAACTGCTTTTGCCGTCTACCCCAGGCTTTCCCTGAATCCCCTGGTCTCCTTTTTCTCCTTGTAATCCTTGCAGTCCCCGTTCTCCTTTATCTCCTTTGTCCCCCTTATCGCCTTTGTCGCCCTTTTCTCCGTCATTTCCGTTTCGTGAAACAGCGTATTCCAGCGTCTTGCTGTTGTTGGTATAGGTCGTTATCTTGCGGGTCCAGAGATAATCTCCCGGCTCTGTCTGGGGTGGATCTGCAAGCCATTCCCCTGTCGGCGCTTCCACGCCGGAACTGCCAATCTGGTATGTAATCTCGGTAGATTTTACACTGACAATCTGATCTTTTAACTGCTCCATGATCTGCGTCACCTGGGATGTCGGATTCGATGTCAGGATCTTATAATTGGCAAGCACCCCGCTGTCCTGTCCGGAGACCGTATAATGATTACGCACTGACTGGATCCGGGCTGAAAGATAGACTTTTTCCTGGAACCGGTTATCCGCAATCTGCACGGTATCTCCGATATCCGCCCTTAGATCATACAGACTTGCTTCATACGTCACTTTCACATCATTCCGGCTCTTCAACTCTGTCAGTCCCCGGTTTAAAAGCTCGTTGGCATCATCTGTGTCGTACTCAAATGTCCCAACGATATAGCCGTCAAACTCGCCTTGCCCTTCATAGTCATATGCGCGGAACCGGGACCACTTATTCCTTGCCTCCCGGTCGTAAATCCGATGCTCGCCTTTCGGACTGAAATACCGCCCATCATCGTAGTTAATATCAGCAATCGTAAGCTTATTCCCATTCTCGTCCTCTTTCCCGTAACACCGGATACAGGTAATCAGATCCTCGATGCTCCCGGACCGGGACAGGGAGATCAGGTTGATATTATCGATGAAACGCTGCTGGGTCTTATCTTCCCCCAGTGTCTTGTAAATGTTGATGACTTGCTTTGTCACCTTTGCGCCTTTCATTTCAATGGCAAACTCGCACTCTGCGTCAAACTGATTACATACATCCCCGATCCGGGTGAGCTGGCTGTCTGTAGTCCCCTCGAATTTGGTCGCCCGTTTGTAGCTTGACACTTCATTGATTCCGATTTCCCAGCCGGAATCGTGCAACACTACGCTCAGTGTGTCTTCAATAGATCTTGCTGTATAATCCCACGGAACGGCATACTCATTGATCAGATCCAATCCAATATCCTCACAATGAACGGTCCATTCTTCATCTCCTTCGATGGACATGATTGTATACAGCCGATCCTTGCCATACTTATCCCGGAACGCAATATAATTTCCCTCTGTGATATATACGGAATCCGGATGCCGGGGATCCGTCGTAAAATCATAGGTCCCCACCGCACTGTTATTTGTGATAGAGATCTCCTGTCCCAGACTATCCCCGCTGTCATCAATGGGAAGTGTCTGTGGCAAATCTGTGGACGGGGTACACAGCACATGCATATCCCGTCCGATAATAAACCATTGCATTAAATCCACCTCTCTTGATATGTGACTTCCACATCCGGTACGGACGCAAAACTGGATGTAATGATTCCCAATGTATGCTGGCCCGGAGGGAGAAGAAGCGGCTGACTGCCAATATCCGCCACATCCGTATCATAAGCATCATTAATATAAACACTTCCGGATGCCCCATCTATTTCTACAATATCTCCATTGGAAAAATAGTTCGGGATATCCTCATACCGCTCGACATTATGCTTTATCACATGAAGCGCGCGCAACACATTGTTTTCGGTATGAAAGTGATCTTTATAAGCTGCCCCATACCATGTAATTTTTCTCAGCTCCGCCTCCGGGTTATCTACATAAAACGTTTTGCAGATACCGAAATTATTGAACCGGATCGTAACCTGGTTTCCTATTTTTTCCGCTGTAACAGCAGGACCATAATCTCCTCTTGCTGTAACTCCTTTTTTTGCCATTGGGAATGTACTGTCCGTATGCCATACATTTTTATTACCGATAAATACCGCCATGTAATAATACTCGTTTACCGGAGAAGTATCTTCAAAAATAATAGAACAGATAATGTCGTCATGTTCATCGATCATTGTCACGGAAGTATGCCCGACTTGTACACCTTTGAAAACAGCCCCATCCGTATTAAAGTCAAAACGGTACGCAACTTTCCAGTTGACCGGATATTTGTTATTTACATCTTTCGGAACTATTTTGGTAAGGGATGCCCCATGCCAAGAATTACCACTTCCATAGTCCTTTGTCGTCGCATACCCTTCATTGGTACTCTCTTTTACATATTTAACAACACCATTCTGCAACCGCTCAGATGTAACCGGTGGGGTGATCCCCTGGTTTACTAACCACCCTTTATCTTCATACAGGTGGTCATCAAACAGCTTCACCGACTCCTCATAATGCTTTCCGTCTACCTCTTCCGGTTTTCCGATCTGGTAGAACCGGTCTCCCAGGGTAAACGCGATGTAGCCGTTATCTGACTTCATGGTGGCTTTGATGTTGATAGGAACCGACTTCGACCCATTATTTTGCAGTGTAATTTGCGTGGATCCGCTGTTTTCCGATTTCTTTTCTGCTACGCTATATTTATAAGGATCCGCACAATATATTGTATAACTTCCTGTCGTGCTAAGACGCCCCGGTTCCGGAGCGTCAAAGCTTGTCTTTGTACCAATAAAATATTTATCATCCTCATCAGCGAAAATAATCTTCATTTCCTCTTGGTCAAGGATCCTGCACAGCTCATTGAATTTATTACGGAAATCCTCTGGTGAACTGCTGAGAATCTGATAATGAACCGTGATCTCTCTGGGAGTATCTCGCTTATATTGGTATCTGGTTCCATTTTGGCTTCCAATCTGAATCTCCGTCACTTCGGATTCCAGCATCTCCCTGCCTTCTGTATATAAAGTACGGTAGCCCGGAAGATGTTCTTCAATATACTCTCCATTCACGTTAATTGCCTCGGAGGGAAGGCCGTTTCCTGTTTGTGATTCTGTGATGTCTATAAAATCGTACATATGCCCTCCTTATCTGATTCCGTGTTTCCGGTTATTCTGCTTTTCCAGTTTTTCTAGCTCTTTTTGCGTATATACAGCGGTAGACTTTGCAACCTGTTTTCCGTCAAGTTCGGATATAACATAGATGGTATATGTATGATTTGGTTCTCCATACTCGTAGTCATCATTCAAAGTCAGGCCGTTAGTGCCTGCCAGAGATAAAGCTGGAGTGCCCATATTCGGCATATACAAAAGCTCCGTAATAGCATTTCTTGTATCTTTGACTTTACTTAAGATTCCTAGCACCCATCCTTCTCCCCAGTAAGCACCATCTTTTTTTGATACTTTAGAAGGACTGTGAATTCTGGCTTTTGCCCGGATTGCCGCATCCGCCGCCGCTGCCAACTGCGCCGCTACACTACGCACTGTTCCAAGCATCGAACGCATACCATTTGCAAGTCCCTGTCCGATATAGCGACCACTGGAATACGATGAATTTCCTGCTGATCGTAAAGCAGATGAAATCGAACTTGATATGCTTCTCGCTGATGAAATCGCCTGATTTCCACCAGACCGAATTCCTGAATTGAATTGGTTCATTGCGTTATTAACAGTAGATGGCAATTTGTTTAGTCCAGATTTTACTCCATCATTAATATTATTTCCGATGTTTCGTCCTGCTGTTTTTGCCTTACTTTCTGCGTTGGAAAAGGACTTGATAAAAGAATTAATCGCTGATTTTGCTTTACTTCCCAACGCATCCAGTCCCTCGTTTACGATATTCAACGAACTTTTCATACTTGAAATCGAACTTTTAGCTGACTTCGCATTTTTCGCAATGGACTTCATGGATGAGTTGACTGCTTTCAGTGCAACAGACATTGCCGCAACCCCGACCGCTGCCGCCGTC